GACACTGCGTGAATATATCAAAAACAAATCAGAATATTCAAGATTTTTACATTATAGATCCATATGGAACCATGACATTCGGTAACAAGAAAAAGCTTAAATAGGATATGTATAACGACATCTTTTTAGGTCAAGATGACGACTTGAGAGAAAATTTTAGAATGACTCTCATTAAAAGATGTCCAAATGCTCTTAGTCCTCGACTGAGCGATAAAGAATGCGGAAAAAGAGTTACTTCACTGATGTTAAGTATATATTACACCATGATTAAAAGTGAATACATTAAACTAAATACACCCCGTAAAAAAGAAATAAATAGAAATATAACAAAAATGTACAAAAATTATGATCCTCCGAGTGTATTGAATCTAAGAAAGAAATACTTAATAAATGAATTTTTAACAGGTCTACAAGGTGGTTATTATGGTATGATATTTCAACCAAATTTAGCAAATGACATTTTAGAATCTATAGTTACTTAAAAAAATAAATTAGATTATACTATTATGGAAGAAGTACTACCAGCGCTTGGAGCGGGAATAGTTTCCACTATAATTTGTAACCCACTTGATACAATACGTGTGAATTATCAATTGGGTAATAAAATCAAATTAAGTACTAATTATTTGTACCGTGGTATTCAATATGGTATAATAGGTATCCCAACTTTTTGGTCTATTTATTTTCCGATGTACAAAAAGCTTAAAAATGAAATTAACACTCCTACAGCGGCGTACATTTCATGCTGTACGGCAAGTACATTTACTACACCATTTTGGGTCCTTCGTCAGGCGGCGCAATGTAATAAAAAAATAAACATTAGCATTAGCAATCTTTACAGTGGTATTTTTCCCACGTATCTTATTAATTTAAGTTTTACTGTACAGATGCCGATTTATGAATACATGAAATCTAAAGTAGAAAACAATACATTCAATGTATTCGTTTGTACCGCGGTATCTAAGACTGTTGCATCGTGTATATTTTATCCATTGGATACTATACGTGCTAGACTTCGCGACGGTCAGGTGGGTGTCTATTCAAGTGTGCCAAATTATTATAGAGGAATATCTATTTACATTTTAAGGAGTTTGCCTTATCATGTTTCAGTTTTTTGTACTTACGAGTACATTAAAAAGGTTATTTCATAAAAAACTTTGTGTATGAAATAGCTTGTAGGTAACAATCAGCTAGATCGTCTTTTTTCTTATGCTTTTCAAAGAAATCCTGATGGGTTTTTATTCTTTCCCGTGTATGCTCTATGCCTAGTTTTTTATTTTGAAGATATTTACTTTTAGTCTTATGTTCTATTTTTGTATTAGAACACATTAACTTGTATTTAGCTGGATAGAATATAATTTTACAAGCATTGTTTCTTTCATGTTGAATTCTTAGAGTAAAATACACATATAAAGCAGTTGATATATTTCTCATTTTAGGGTTAAAAGAAGGTTGTTTCTCTAAAAGAACTATATCAGCTTCTAAAATGTCCGGATATTCATCCAAAGTTTTAATGACCGACAAGGTTTCATTTGTTCCTGTGCAGTCTAAAATGTTCCAATCTAGAATGTCATTTGTTTCCGTATCGAGAATACAATATGCTAAATTTTTAATACCAATGTCAAAAGAAAGTATAATCATTACTAATGTACATTTTATTTATTTAAATCATTTAATCGCATAAAAAGAACATTGTATTCATTTCACGCTCATCGTTAATTTGTTCGATGTAGAAATCTACACCATATGTGTATACAATTTCATCCGATACGTTATTAATTTCGGGCAAACTAAATAAACAACCCATTATCTTTTATTTATATTAATCAAAGGTTTTATATCTGATATACTTACTTTCTTTTTAATTTTGGGTTTTTTAAGATTGTTAATGTCATTAATGTCCCAAGAAATAAATAGTTTATCATCTGCTAAAAGTACCACACAGAAACCTTCATTTTTCAAAATAGTGAATAAATAAGTAGTAATTTCAGCCACATTATAAGCAGGAAATCCAAATGTGTAACTTGGGACTGTGTAAACGCACCTTAATTCTCCATGTTTAGATAAGTGTCTAATTTTATCAGACATTTTTCGGAGTATGTCATTTCTTAGTGCATTATATCGCGAGTGTTGTCTTTTTTGAAGTTCTAAAATGTCTCGAAGACCCGACATTACATTTAACATTACATTACATTACATTTTACTTAAAAAAGCGTATTTTCTTTGACATCTGTTTCCTCTTCATCAGATTCTTCATCTGTTTCATCGTCATCGGATATGTCGTATTTTTTATTTACAGTTACCTCTGTGTCTGGTTCTATACTTTTTAATTCATTTATATTTTCTATACTGTCTTCTTGTTTTTCGTCTTCAACTGGCTTAGGCTCTTCAACGTTATTATTCGTTATCATTTGCTCTACAGCTTTAGAGTGTACTGGTTTTGATATCGGAATTATAGGTATTTCTTTATTTTCAGGTTGAAATTCTTCTTCATCTGAAAGTTCTTCATCTGGTTCATCTGGTTCATCTTGAATAATGTGATTATTTTCTGGGTACTTAGTCTCAGGTTCGTCAAATGCTCCTGAAAGATACTCGTTAAGGATGTATTCTATTGGAATCTGATTTGCAATAGTTTCGTGTATACACTCGTTTATTAGAATGAACATTTTAGCCTTATCATCGTGTATACTATGAGGATTGTAGTAAATTTGTTCACAACAAGATACTATAATTTTATGTAAAAAAGAATTTAAACTTGGAACTTTAATTTTAACCGACTTGTCATCTGTCTTGAGTCTAACACACGCTAAAATCTTAACATGGCTAACAAAAATAGCCGTGATTAAATCCATTAAATATGGAAATTTTCTATTAATGGAATTTAACTTTTCTTCAAGTTTGTAATCCGCCCAATGTGGAACACTTTTAAGCTCTTTTTGAAAATTAGAATATGAAACATTAAGACGAATGTTATTTTTTTGCGAGTCTTCGAATATACTTAATAAGATATCGTAAATACCTGGCTGAATACAGTTTATTAATTGTTTTGAATATTCTTCTTTAGCAGCCACTAAAACGTTTACGTTAAGAGTTTCAGACATTCTATTTACATTTATGTATATTTTAAAAACTACGATTTTAAACTTTTAAAATAAAAACATTTATACATTTATATATATGTATGTCTGCAGAATGTAAAATTAATAAAACAACGGTTAAATGGACATTAGATCCTAAATTCGTAAAAGAAATTAAAGAGTACATTTCAAAAGGGAAAACAGAGGTTGCTGGAGATATAATATTTAAAGACACAAGTGATTGTAATAAGGGTATATGCAATAAGAGAAGCACTCCGAAGTATGAAATACACAACGGTAGCAATGATTCTGTTATGACACCTACAGGACTTATAAATTTTCATACACATCCTAAGAGTATATACATAACAGAAGAAACAAAATATGGCTGGCCATCAGGTGAAGACATGTCACAAGTTATTCAATTCGCCAAAATGAATACACTTCGTCATATAGTTTTTACTGTAGAAGGTGCTTATATTATAAAAGTAAATAAAAAAGTTAGTATTTATCACTCTAAAATGATAGAAAATGTACTTAGATTTACTCACATTTACAGGTCTTTAGATCAAAAGAAACAGATTAAAGATTTCAGAAAAGACTTTGGTGTTTCAGGGAGAACAACTGTAGCTATGTGGCTAAATCTTGTTAATAATTTGACATTAAATAAATTATATAGGTATTACAACTTATTTAACAAAAATAAAAGAAAAGTACCTACTAACAAAGAAGCACATGAAAATATATTCACAGTTCAACTTAAAAAATTAACAAATAAATTTACATTTGAAGCTAATCATATACATGAAGACTGTCACTTTACACTTTACGGCTTGTCCCCTGAGTAACTTCATAGATTTCTAGAGTTTCAAAAAAATTTACAAGTATACCAGATTGACAATTTAAATTCTTCAGATATTTTCTTAATTGAATAATTTCTTTAGCCGTTATTCTTGAATTCTGCGATTTAAGTTCAAGAATATTAGTTATCTTACCTTCTGAACTATATACTACAATGTCTGCTCTTTCAAAACCCAAGTAATAGCCTTTATAAATTATAGGGACTACTACTTCAGTTTGAGTGATATATCCTTTTAGATTCATTTCAAGATACAAAGCTGACTGATATATATTTTCTTTATAATGAAATCCCAGTTCATTTGAAACTGTTTTTATACAATCTATAATTCCATCCATTACAAATGTATATCACTCCTTTTTAAGTCTTTTTTTACATTCTTCAAGAGTCTTATCATAGAGTCTCTTATTCCATTTAGGTTTGTCAAAATAATATTCATTGTAATGTTCGTCATCCGAGTCGTTTGGATTAAATTTAGATGGGTAATTTGTATCGAAATTCATCATTTGCTTCAAAATGTCCAAGTGTTCGGCGTGATGGGATGTATCTAAATTTCCATTGAATGTAATCTTGTTTTCTTCTTGATCTAACCAATTATTATGGTATTTTTCGCACATTTCTAGATAATCTTTTGAAATACTTTCTTCCCCCTGTCTAGACCTAGACATCACACGTGAGTGACAATTATCAAAGTCTGTTTTAATATAAACAAATAAAATTCCTGGTACATCTTCTAGAAATTCGTCAAACCACTTAGAGTAGCAGGTGAATTCTATATCATTTATCTTTCCAGTAGAATGCAACATCCTCGCAAAAACATTATAATCAGAAAAAACGCAACGTTCTGTTATGATTATATCATCTTTTTTAGCTGTTTTAAGAACTTTTTTAAGTTTTGCAAGCCTAGAGATATAAGCGGTCATCTGAAAACAAAACGAGTACTTTTCTGGAAATTTATAAAAATTTTCAATTAGATTACCCTCTGTGTCTTTGATGTCTTTCCACTCATTAACTGGTTCTTCTACAAAATAAACTTGCTTCCCATCTGGTTTATTATAATATCTCGAGAAATGTTCTTTTATGTAATTATAGAATGTTGATTTACCCGATCCAATATTGCCTTCCAATGATATAATCATAGCTATAATTATTAATGTTTTATTTCTTTACACCGTTTAAAAAAGACTAATTTCCTTTATTTTCTTAGCTATTTTTTCAGTTTCATATGTTTCGTCTTCTGGAATGTCTATAATAGAGTATTCAGTTAATAAAGTTTCCTTTTGTCTTGAAGACTTTTCGGTTTTAACTTTCATTTGCTGAATTTCCCATCTAATGTAAAAAGCTGTTTTAGTATAGACTATTACATCTCCTTTCAAAAGTACAATACCAGTTGTCTCATCAGGGATTTCTGAAACATTTAATTCAGTTTTTCTATCGAAGAAGTATGTATCTGAACTGTAAAAACAATTCAATAAATTCCCATCGCTCACGGCATTACGGTACAAGCTTGTACAAGAATCAATGTCTATTTCTTTGCCAAAAAAATCACTACTCTTTTCAGCGGTAATTTTAATTACTTCTTTAGAAACACTTTCCAATTCTGATATACTAGTTTCATCAAGAAGAATTTTACACTTTTCTTTGTCTTTATCGAAATATATTTTAGTCTTTGGAATTTGAAATGCAATTTCTGATGACCCGTCCATTATTTTAGAAAAGAAAACATTATCGTCTACTTTATTAGGACGATATACGCAAATACCTTCTTTAATGAGACCCATGTTACATTAAAGAAATTATTTTAAATGTTAGATTTTAACGTGGCTAACTAATAAGTAAACATTCTGATATTAAAAAATTTCCAGACACGCAAGTAAATGAACATATAACCTTCTGTGTATTTTTTAATTTTGAAAAGGACAATCCATTTTTATTTTCATCGAAAAATTTTGATAAATTTGTCTTTTTAAGTATAATACTGTTATTTGTTATTAAGTCCGTATTTATTTTTTTAATAGAACATAATGTATTAATGTATCCGCACACATTCATGAATTTATCATGACTTTCAGAATCATTGTTAATTTTTAAAATGAGACAATTATCGGTCTTTTCCGCTATTATAATAGGACTTTTAATTAGTAACGTATCTTGGACATTTTTATACATTAAATTTGTATCACATATGTACATTTCCATTAAATTTATCTTTTTGTATGATAACATATACTAATTAACAGTTATTTTAATTGGGTGTATTTAACGTATTAATTATACATACCAAATGGAGGTAATTCCGGTCTTTTTTTAGTAGAAACAAATGCTTCAAGAGCTTCTTTAAATTCTGAAATACTAATGTTGTATAGATTTTTTTTACCGAAATTATTTCTCATGTTTATTATCATTGCTTTTTCTATTACATTACATATGTCGCCTCCGTTTCCAGTAAATGCATCTACACATTTAGAAATTAAATCATTTACTTCAGAAATTTCACAAGATGTTTCCCATTCTTTTTCTTCAATTAGTTTAAAATAAATCTGTGACAACTCTTGAGATGTGTAATTTTCTATTGTGAACGTCCAAGGAAATCTTCTACGAAGTCCAGGGTTCATAGAGAAAAAACATGCATCTAGTTCTGATTTATACCCAGCTATAATACAAATTATTTTATCCACATTTTCGGTAAGATATTGATTGATGGTGTCTATACATTCTTTAGCATAAGAGTCTTCGCTACTAGATTTTGAACCAAGAGAATATGCTTCATCTATTAACATAACACCTTTTTTACATCTTTCAAGAGTTTCCATAGTTTTAATTGCTGTACCACCCAGATATTCTGATATGAGATCAGACCTTCTGACTACATTGAATTTAGGCTTCTTGAATATACCCAATTTTGAGTAAATTCTGGCAAGTATATTAGAAACTGTAGTTTTTCCAGTACCTGGCGGACCTTCTAAAACAGTATGAAGCATAACATTATCACCGGTTGACTGAATAAAAAATATAATCTGATCTACTATTTGTTTCTTAAATTTTTTTAGACCAATCATATCGTTCAATTCTTTTAACTCAGGAAGTAAATCTGGTAAAAGATACATTTTCTTAGGGTAATTAACTCTGTGTCTTTTACTAGGCAACTTCATGGATTTATAATCAGATATCATATTTATCATTTTTTCTAAGCAATCCAAGTTGTATTTAGTTATATCGAAAATATCATCCGACAAACTAGTTAAAGATAAAGTACGTTTCATATACGGTATATATATATTATTT